GAGTTCGGCAACGTGATATACAAGATCGCGAAGGGCGAGGGCGACACCGAGAACGAGCGGCCCCACCACGGCGACAAGTTCTGGGCGCGCGCGCTCGCATGCTGGGCATTCGTGGAGACCGCGGCACATCCGGGCGCGATAGAGATCGGATGGGCATGATGGCAAACGCGCGAAACGCCAACCCGCTAGTGTCGCTTATAGCGTCAAACCCGCTGATCGCGCGGGCGCGCGAGGGATTGCTCGGCTATCTGATCAAGCGCGTCGTGGGCGGGATCGCGATAAACGACGGATCCTTCATCTTCGATCAGTACGCCAACGACCCGGGCGCCGACCAGTACGCGATGGAGAGCGCGTACAAGATCAACCCGTGGGTCTACCGCTGCGTGCAGATCGTCTCGAAGTCCGTCGGCGGAATCCCGATTCGTCTCGTGCGCGATGTGAAGGAGGGCGACAAGCTCCGCAAGGAGGAGGTCCCCGGCCATGAGATCGCGATGCGCATGCGGAAGCCCGCCCCGCGCGCCGGGCAGCGGAAGCTCGTCGAGGCGACGATCGCCTACCAGCTCCTCACCGGGAACGCCTATTGGTACATATTCCGCGGAAACGCGACGGGCGGTGTCGGGAAGCCGGTTGCGATATTCCCGCTACGGCCGGATCGAATGCGAAAGGCGTTCGACAACAACGGGAAGTTCATCGGCTGGCTGTATTCGGTCGCGGGCGCGCCACTCAAGATGCTCGATCAGGACGTGATCCACTTCGCCGAGTTCTCGCCGGACAACGAGCACTATGGCATGAGCCCGCTCGAGGTGCTGCGCTACACGTACGCCGACGACATGGAGGCACGCAAGTGGAACCGGGCGCTTCTGCGGAACTCCGGCGTGCCGCGCGGCGGCCTGCAGACTGACGCGAAACTCAACGACACGCAAGTCAGGCAAATGGAGGCGCAGTGGCAGCGCTCCCAGGGCGGAAGCGACCTCCGCGGCAAGACCGCGGTCCTGCATAGCGGCTTCAAGTGGGTGGCGATCGGCATGACCGTGCAGGAGATGGATTTCATCGAGAAGCTACGACTCGGGCGCCTCGAGATGGGGGCGGTATACGGCGTCCCGCCCGCGAAGCTAAACGACTTCGAGTTTGGAGAATATTCGAACGCGACGGTGCAGGAACGAGACTTCATCTACGACACGGTGCTCCCGTGGGCGGGCGCGATGGTCGACACGGTGAACGCGAACATCGACAAGCTCTCCTCGCCCGGGGCCGACGTCGAGGGGCTCGCCTTCGAGGTTGACACGCGCAGGATCCCGGCGCTCAGGCGCGAGCGCGCGGACCTCATGACGGCGGACGTCGCGGCGATTGGGTGCGGGCGCTCGACCGCGAACGAGGTGCGGCAGCGCGACAACGAGGAGCCGGTCGAATGGGGCGACCGGTGGTGGAGGCCCATGGGCGTCGTGAGCTGGGACACTCCGCCTGCGACCTCGCCCACGTTCGGAGAGGATTCTGTGCGCGATAACAAACCCGCGAAACGCGAGCGGAGCGGGATTCTGCCCCCAACCGCTCAGTCCATCGAACGGGCGACCTGGGAATGGCGCACCTTCGTTCTGCAGGGGGCGCGCTTCGCCCCGGCGATCGAGGCGTTCGTGCGGTCGCTCCTCAAGGACCAGCTCGACGACGTGCTCGCCCGCATCCGGAAGCACGGGGTGCGCGCGGTCAAGCTCACCGACTATGAGATCGAGACCGAGCTCCTGTTCGACCTCGAGGACGCGGTCAAGGTCACAGTGCGCGGATACCAGCCGATCCTGCCGCGCATCGTGACGGCCGGCGGGAAGCGCGGCGAACGGCTCGCGCGCATATCGGGCGTGTTCACGCTCCGCGACCCGCGCGCCGAGGGGTTCCTGCGTCGGAAGGAGCAGAAGTTCGCGCGGCACATAAACGAGACGACGTGGAACAAGCTCCGGACGTCGATGGTCGAGGGCATGAGTATGGGCGAGGGATCGCTTAAGATGTCCGAGCGCGTGAAGGAGCTCATGGCGAACCGGTCCCTCTACGAGGTCCAGCGCATCGCCCGCACCGAGATCGAGGGCGCGATGAACGGCGGCGTAGACCTCGCGTTCAAGCAGAGCGACGTCGTCGAGACCAAGATCTGGATCATCGCGGGTGACGGGAAGGAGCGCGAGGAACACGCCGCGGCCGCCGACCAGGAGGTGCCGGTAGACGAGCCCTTCATCGTAGGTGGCGAGACGCTCGAGTTCCCGGGCGACCCCGCGGGCTCCGCGTGGAACGTGTGCGAGTGCCGCTGCGCCGAGATAGCCGGGCGGCTTAAGGAGTAGATTGACATGGTAAGGGACGAGATATTCGGGTCGATCGACAGGATCTTCCACCCTACGTATTTGACATCGGCCGAGATGGAGGCGCTGGGCGCAGAGCCGACGGAGGCGAAGCCCTACCCGAACGAGCACGCGTGCCGCCTGAACGAGCCGGGCAAGTATTCGGAGTTCGGGCGCGTTACGCGCAAGTATGATGGGAAGGAATATTCCGTCATCCGCGGCCATCTGAAGGGGAAGGATGAATGGGAGGACCAGGCGTTCCGCTACAAGAAGGACGTCTGGGAGGTGGCGGCCGCGCGCGCGCACTGCAAGGCGCATGACGGGTCATTCGAGGCGGCTTCCGGCGAGGGCGCCGGCGTGTTCGAGCCCTGCGCACGCCTCGAAAACATCGAGCGCATGGTGCGCAAGTCCGACGCCGCGCTCTCCGCCCTCATCGGCAGGGCGCCGCACGGCGCGATGGTGGACGCGCTCATCGAACGGGGCGCGTTCGACGCCGCCCTCGAGATCAAGGGACTCAGCGAGGACGATCGCATCATCGAAGGTTACGCGAACACGAAGCACCTCGACCGGATGAACGACGTGATCGACCCGAAGGCGTTCGAGGACTCGCTCGACTACTTCCTGCAGCACGGCGTCATCCTCTACGGGCACAATCCATGGGAGCCAATCGGGCGACCGCTCGACGGCAAAATCAACTCCAAGGGCTTCCTGCTCAAGGCGCAGATCGCGAAGGGGCTCGGACCGGATGACATCGTCGAGAAGTCCTGGAACCTGATCCGCCAGCGAGTGCTCCGCGCGTTCTCGGTCGGGTTCCGGATCCTGCCCAACGGTATCGAGCTCAGCGGCGAGGACGGCGACGAGCACCGCGCGCGAATCATCAAGGCGCTCGAGCTCTACGAGGTCTCGGTTGTTACCGTGCCCGCGAACAGGGAATCGATCTTTTCCCTTGCAAAGTCGGTCGCCGTGCCCAATAGTCACAACGTCTACGCGTTCGGCGCGTGGCCCCGCCTCGACGAGAGGGAGTCGGTCGCGCCGCCGACGCCACACAACTTGAAACCGTCTGCGTACGCGAACGTCGAACAAACCATGAGGACGATGAACGACATGATTGACGAGTCCGAAACGGCGGACTACGTTTCCCGAGTGGAGCGCGCCGCGTCGGACCTCTCAAAGCTGAAATCAACCTGATAATCGCCGGAGGTGGCGAAATGGATGAGAAGGAAAAGGGCGTGGTCGACCGGCTCGATGTGGCCGCGACGACCCTGCTCGACACGGCCAAGAAGGTCGAGGCGCGGGTGACCGCGGTCGAATCGGCTTGGCAGACCGACCTGAAGGCGCTCGCCGATCAGGTCAAGAAGGACGGCGAACAGGCGGTGCGGCGCACCGATCTGACGCAGGCCGTCAACGAAATCATGGCTCGGCAAGACGCCGAGCAGATGCGCAACAAACTGTTCAACGACAGCGCGCGCGAGAAAGTCAAGCTCGTCGACCCATGGACCACGAAGGGCGACTACCTGCTCTACGACACGGTATCGCCGGGCAGCCTGCTCAAGCTCGGGCGCAAAGGGCTCGAGATGGCGATCATGATGGAGCCGATCGACGACACGCATCGGGCGTTCCAGCGGATGGCCGCGGACGTGCAGATCGCTGACGCGATGGCGCGCGCGAACTACATCCGGATCACGGGTGACAAAATGCAGCGCAACTATCCAGGCTTCGCCCTGGCCTGCCCGAAAATCTCGGCGAAGTGGGCCTGGTACCAGCGGCGCTTCCTCGAACTGTACGGCGGCGAGACGAAGGCGGCGATCGAGCCGGCCGACCTCACCGACACGGCGAACTGGGTGCCGAGCGGATGGTCGACGGAAATGCGGGAACTGATCGCCATCGAGCTCCGCGTCGCGGCGCTCTTCCAGCACATCCCGATCCCGATGGGCGTGAAGGACTTCACCATCCCGCTGGATCTCACGGACACGGTGGCGGACCTGATCCCGGAGGCCGCCACGTTTCTAGATCCCTACGTGGCGTCCGATCCGTGGCAACTCGGGCAGACGATCAACGACTCTAAGATCACGCTGACGGCCGGGAAACTCCGGGCGCGCTTCATGCTCTCGCAGGAGCTGAACGAGGATGCGATCATTACGGTCCTCGCGCTCGCGCGCAACAAGGCCGTGAAGACGATCGCGAACGGTCTTGAAAAGGCGATCATCGACGGGCAGTCCTCCGGGACGATCGACACCAACGACGCACCCGGCACGTACGACTGCCGCAAGCTCTGCGACGGGCTGCGGAAGCACTGCGTGGCCGCGACCTCGAAGGTCGACATGGGCGCCGCGCTGACGGCGACGAAGGTCATCGGTAGCATGCGCCAGCAGCTCGGCGAACGCGGTGTGGACCTGGGCAACCTGGTCTACATCCCGGGCCCGTCGAGCTACATCCAGATGCTCGTCATGACCGAGCTTCTCACCGTCGACAAGTTGGGCATGGGTGCGACCGTGTTGCGCGGGCAGATGGGGGCCATCGGCGGAGTGCCGATCGTCCCGAGCCGCTTCATCCGGCAGGACCTGCACACGGACGGGACCGTCCAAGTGACGAGCGCCCTCAGCACGTGCCTCCTGCTCGCGCGCACCGACTGCTTCGCGGTCGGCGACAAGCGGGCAGTGACGGTGACCACGGACTATCTGGCGCCCCTCGACCAGTACGACGTGATCGCCCTGGCACGGTACGCGTTCTCGCGCGTGTTCGCGAGCGCGACGAAGCAGGCGGTCATGGGGCACAACATCACGTCCTAACCCCAGGGGCGGCGTGAAACTTTCCGGGGGCGGGGCGCCACACAAACAGAGCGCCCCGCCCCCAGGAGGAACCAAAATGAGCACGAGGTACATAAAGCCGGTGGGCGAAGGGGCCAGCGATTCGATCATGCCCGGCGAGGAGTTCGAGGTCAACGTGGCCGACGCCGACGCCAATCAGTATTTCGTCCTTAACACCAAGGGGCTACGGCGCGTCTCGTTCTATTTCAAGGGCGACGCGATCGTGGGCGGAGACGCGACGTCGAAGGTGGACCTGCAGACGATCGTGCCCTATTCGACGGCGGATGGTTCGACGCTGATCGACACGATCAGGTTCAGGCCGGTCAGCACGGCCGGAGGCGACGGGGCCGCGCTCAAGACCGTCTATGCCGACGTGGATCCAACGGCCATCACCTTCGTCGGCGTCATGCAGATCGACAGGTACACCGCCGAAATTCCGGCGCTCGACGCGGTCACGTTTTTCGTGTCTCGGACGGGGACGGCCTATCCGAGTGGTTCGAAGATCATCATGAAGGTGATTTGCGACTGAGGCGGATCATCATCGCAATAAAAAACGGAGGGAATCATGGACAAGCAAACGGCCACGGTCGTGATCGACTTTTACAGCTCGTACGCGGAGCAGCAGATTGGTGAGCGCGACAAGGAGCGCGCGGCCAAGCTACTTGCGAACGACCCGGGCATCCTCGTCACGGTCAAGGAGGAGTACTGCCTCGGCGGCGTGGGGACCTTCCATCCGGGGAATGTCTACCGCATGCCGAAATCGCTCTTCGATCGACACGTTTCCCAGTGGCGAGACGAGGCGAAGCTCGTCGTGGTGAGCGAGAAGCAGGCCCAAGACGTCATCACCAAGAACATCGCGGCGGCGACCAGGCGCGCGGCCGAGCCGAAAGACAGACCGTCGGTCTACGAGACAGGCAAGAGGCGCCTCTTCGCCGGAAGCCCGGAGAACCGGATGGCCGAACCGGGCGACACAAAATAAACGCGCCCGCGTTCCCGCGTGTAAGGGGTGACCGATGCAGATCAACGCGCTCGTCGCGCTAGTGACGTTCGAGGAGGCGCGCGAGTTCCTGGACCTCAAGAATTCGGACCGAGACAACGTGGTGCGCCGTCTCGTGAACGCCGTATCGTCCGACTGCGCCCGATACTGCGGGCGCGAACTCGTCTACAAGGAGAGTGTGATCGAGTACCACGACGGCGACGGGAAGGACGCGATCATCGTGAGGCGCCCTCCGATCGTCAAGGTGACAGAGCTCATCCCCGACGTGAACGGGTCGGCGCTCACCGAGGGCGCGGACGATGACTTCGTGATATGGAACGCGAAGGCCGGGATCATAAAGCTCGTGAACGGATCCATATTCCCGATCGCGCGGCACGGTGTCAAGATCACCTACGACGGCGGATATTCGGTCGCCGTCGATCCCGACGCGTCGCTCGTCCCGGAGGATCTCAAGCAGTCGATCCTCGAAGGGATCGCGTTCCGTTATCTCGAGCAGGAACACAAGCGGTTCGGCGTGACTTCGCAGTCGATCGGTCGGCAGATTACGTCGAGCTACGGCACCGAGGAATACGGACCACACGTGCTCAAGGTGTGGGACTCGTACTTCCTCGCTACGTTCTGAAAACGGAGCGAAGGAAATGCCCCCGCTGTTGGCGATAAAGGCGATCGGACTCAAAGAGCTCCAACGCTCGCTCAAGAAGATGCCAGACGCCGTCGATAAGACGCTCGCTGAGGGGATCGAGGCCGGAGCGCATCGGCTCGAGGCGTACATCGTGCGCGAGCAGCTGAGCGGCCAGGCCGTCCACGTTCACACGAACCGCCTGCGCGGAAGCGTCCACACCATGTTCAATCGGAAGGACCTCGTCGCCGTGGTCGGCACGAACGTCATCTACGCGAAGGTCGCCTCCGAAAGTGGCAGTACCGAGGAGCCGGGCGGAGTGATAACGCCGAAGCGCGCGAAGGTCTTAACGATCCCGACGCGGAACGCGCTCACCGCCACGGGCAAGCCGCGGGGGACGGCGTTGCAATTCAAGGCCGCATGGGATACGACATTCTGGAAACGATTCCCCGATGGGCGGCTTCTACTACTCGGTAGGAAAACCGAGAAGTCAAAACTCGTCACGCTGTTCATCGGCGTGCGATCCGTTAAGATACGGGCCCGACGGGTATGGTCGAAGGCCTGGGTGAAGTTTCGCCCGATAATCGTGGCAGATCTCCGCACGCGCCTCGATCGGTACGTCGTGCGGATGCCCTGGAAGGGAGGCGGTGGACGTGCCAGCTGAGCATTCCGCGTATCTGATCGTCGAACAGATATGCTCACGCCTCGCGACCGTCGTCGCCGGCACGACGTATCACAACACGCTCCGTGAAAGAAACGTGTCGAAGACGCTTCGTTCGTTTGACGAACTCGCGAAGGCGGACATGCCCCTCGTCCAGGTTCTTGTTAACAGACTTCCCGGCGGGCCTCTCGTCGCCCAGAGGCGAGACGAGGGCGATCTTGAAATATCGCTGGTATGCTGGACTCAGGGAAGCGAACCGGAATACATGCAACGCGACATACTGAGGCTCGCGCGGGACGTGATCGTTTGCCTGCTCGCGGACTGCACGCTCGGCGCCACGTGCCGCGTGATACGGGTGACGGAG